GACATTAGGCATTATCTGTGTAAGGCGTGATGAGGTTCATAGCTGGTGTAAAAGTTTCCATCTTTTGGATGTCCAAAGAAAGTAAACTCACCTTGATTACATTCATACTCAAGAGCCATAGCTCTCATGTATGCTTCTTTTTCTTGACACATCTTGTATAGGTTTGCGTCTCCAACAATTCTGCTGACCGTAAAACATGCAGCTCTAGAAACTATGTAATCTTGAATAGGACGTGGTAGGTCTACCCAGTCAAACAACCAAACAACATCACATTTCATTACGTCATCCCACTGAGATGAATGTTTGCGTCTGTCGTATAACTTTCCACTTCTTCTTACAACGTCGTAGTTTCTACTAACTGATTCATCTCTAGCAAGATCTATTTGGAGAATATTAGTTGGTATAAGTATTTCTTTATTAGCATCCGGTGTAAACGGATAATTAAATTCTTTATTAAATGTCCAGCCTTCTGACTGTATTTCCCTTGACACCTGTAATAGCGTATCGTATGCAATCGCAACGTCTGGGTTGGTTTGATCGAGTGTCGTTACAGGTGCTTGACCAACCGTCTGCAATATTTGATTTACTGCTGGTAATTCACTAGCAGAGTTTGTGGTAGGAATAGCCATAATATAGATAAAAAAAGGGAGCCGAAGCTCCCGTATAAATAGTCTTAGAATGCAGAAGGAGCAGAAGCACCAACGTATAATTCAACTGATGCAGCTGGATTTAAGTAATCCGCACCACATGCTAAGCGACCAAGAATAACGTCACCTTGGTAGATAACTGAAACATCGCCAGAAGTTACTTGAACTTGTGGTCCGATTGCTTCAACCATACCAGCGGCTTCCTTCTGGAAGATAAGTCCGCATGACTTAGTGAAGTTAGTTTGAGCACCGTAGTCGTTGTTTATACCTGTGTCTGAATCTTCAGCATCTTCCATTGTTGGTCCAACAAATGAACCTACGTTAGAAGGTGATGTTTCACCAGTTGTTCCACCGTAAGCAACACCATACTTTCCTAAGAAAGGAATATTCATAGACTTATAGATCTTGATTCCAGCAATCTCGATGATGCCGTTACCAGTCTGCAATGCAGAACCTTGAGCATCACGGTTTACTAGACCGTTAGAACCTACGTTTTGAATAAGTGAATAGTATTGTCTTGGGTTAAGAACACCAACTCTACCTTCAGAGCTAACACCTTTCTCGTCTAATGCAGCTGCTGCATCGTAGAAAGCGTTGACTAGGTTGGTTGCGCTATAAGCGTCAGAATCGTTTGTAGTAGAACCTACACGAACCTGAGTACCACCGGGTTCAACAAAGCTAGACTTTGTGATAGGACTTGCAACACGAGCACCGCGAGTTACGGCACGGAATGCAAGACGGTCATATTTCTCAGCAAGAGCGAAACCAATCTTTCTTGAAATCTCTGATCTTAAATCGTAGTGAGCAAGTGTCTCATCTAATTCATAAACGAATGCACTTGAGATTAAGAGATCATCAACTGTGATTGTTTTCTCTGCTACTGGAGGTGTACCATCGGTGTTACCGAGGATACTATTTCCGGGAGTATGATATTCAGCAGATGTACGACCTGTATATATGAACTGCAAACTCTTACCGTTTGAAAGAGTTCTCTTCATGATTAGATCCCTAGCTATTGTTTGATGCTGGAATCCTTTAAACATCTCTCCGGAAAATAATTTAAGATACAAGGCACGTCTATCACCAGCACTGTTGGCAGCACCGGGCATAGTAACGCTGGCTTGCATCCCTGTGGACTGTTGAGCCATTTTCCGTTAAAAATTGAGGGTATATAACTTCGTCTTCTTGCGCAAAAAGTGGTGAGTCTTAATTGGACTCATAGGTTTTTGTGGTCTATCCCACCGTCATGACGGCTAATTGGTATCCGCGTACGGGCAAAAAGCCAAATTGAGTAGGGAGGATTCGCACCTCCCCAAAAATCTACTTGATTACTCTTTTGTAAGCAACGCCACGATATACGAAAGTAACTTCTTTCATGGTTATCTCCATATACCACAACCCCGTTCCATGCTGTGGTGTCATGCGTCCCGTAAAGGATGAACGGACGTAGCGTTATTTTTTAGTTGTTTTCTTTGCTGGTTTATCTACAACAATAGGTGTTTCTTTTCTACCTGTTGTTTCTTCTTTCCAGCGTCTTACGTTTTCAGCCATATTAATATGAAGGTTCTCCTTCGGGTTCTTTGTAAGTAGTTTCTAGCTTTTCTTTAGTTTCTTTTTCAGATTTTGTTTCTGGTTCCATGGCGTAAGAGCAAG